GATAAAAATATAGGTATGACAAATGTAGATCGTGCAAATAGAATACTTGGCGAGGGATGGGAAGAGATGTGCGAAAAATGTGCAGTTGAATTTAAAAGGAAAGTTTAAAATGGAAGATGAATTTGTTATTACTTTTTTAGGTAAAAAGTATAGAATTAAAGATGTTAAAAAAACAGTTAAAGAAAAACAAAAAACAACTAAAGTTTTTAATCATAAATACATAAGTAAAATAGATGAACAAATATGTAAATGGGAAATAAAATGAAAAGCATAAAAATAAAGATTGATAATGAAATCTTCTATGTTTTTTATAGTGAAGAATGCAATTTGAAAAAAGATATAACCAAATTAGATTGGGGTCAACTGCTATATCATTTAAAAGATTCAGTTTTTCCAAAACAAGAAGATGTAGACGAAGACACAGATAATAACCACATAATAGATTTATCTTTGTTTTTAGATGATTTTAAATTTTTAGTATTTACTCACTCTTTTGGAACCAGAAGAGTTTTTTCTATTTACTGTAATCAAAAAATAATATCAAAGAAAAAATTAGCTTTTGGAAAGTGGTCTGCTCAACTTGAATGTGGTCATTCATATATAATGGATGAAAAAATAGACGATTTAAATAAGTTTAAAAGAATTTTTTGTTCTAAATGTTTGGAGGAATCTAATGAATAAAGGTTATATTCGTAAAGACAAATTGTCTGAAATAAAATTGGAATCTGGAGGATTAGCGTTAATATCTATAGAGCAAATTCAAAATTTGCTTGAAAATTTAACTGGTAAACATTATGACATTTTTGAATTATTTCAAATGTTAAGATCCTTTGATGGCGATATAATTAACATGGACATGATGGAAACTATTGTTGTAGAAAGTTTGTATACATTAAATACAGATGGAACTAATTGTAAGCATGTCACTATATCTCCTGTTGCAGAAGATAAAGAAACTTCTAGAATGATATGTGAAGGCGAGAAAACAATGGAAGAATACTATCTTTCTGAAACAAAAAGACTTAAGGTTAATATTTCAAAAAACCTCAATTTTGTAACTGAAAAGTGCAATGAATATAAAAAGTTAATGTTAAGGAAAAAACATGAAAACAGATGAGATTATGAAACGGATTGAAAGTGGTAATAGTTTAGCAGATAAGGTTGCTAATTATTTAAACTTTAGATTTAAATATAAATTTGAAAAAGCTTCTATCGAAGAAGATAAGAAACTAATGATTGATTATAAGTGCAGTAAAAGTAATAAAACTGCACAAATGAAGTGCCGTGAAAACAAATCGGACATTATTTACGAAGCAAAAAGATTTTATTCTACAAGCGGTTGCTTTTATGAAGAAGCAAATGGCAGAGATGTAAGAACAGAAGCAACACTATATATATGTTTGTCCGCAGATAAACGACAGATAATAGTTGCAGAAACAGAAGCAATCAAAAAAATAGTTCAAAAAGAAATGCAGAAATTAGAAATAACATTAGATCAAGTAAAGCAATATGAGCAAGAATGTGCATCTACTAGGAATAAAACAAAAAAATTAGCATCAAATAAATCTAGAATTGAAGTGTGGTTTAAAGTTGATGAAGGTATAGACTCAAGGCATTATAGTAAATTGCTTGTCTTTATTCCTTATTCTGCTATATTTGAATCTGTAGTAATTGATTTAAGAAACAATGAAAATATTGAAGATGAAAGGACTTGGAAAAATGGATAATGAAATTATATTTAATCAAAGAATACCTAGCTTGCTTGTTATTGATAATTTTTATAAAGATCCAGATTTTATTGTAGAAGAAACAAAAAAATTTGATTTTAAAGAAGAAAACATGTTTTACAAAGGGAAAAGAACAACATCTTGTTTGTTCCCATATGTAAAAGAAGAGTTTGAAAAATTATTGCAAGTTCAAATAGTTGATTGGTTAAATCAACCAATGAATGGTGTTTTTCAAATAACATCTGGAAATGATCCACTTGTATGGCATAGCGATCAACAGGATTATGCAGCAGCAGTATATTTGACAAAAGATGGACCAACAAATGCTGGAACATCATTTTGGAAAGATAAAAAATATGGGTGTAGAAGACCTCCAAGTCATCCATTAGAAAATAAACAAGGAATAAATGATTCAGACATATACACACAATACAACTTATTAAATGAAGACAATTGGGAATTAGTAGATAGAGTTGGATCTGTGTATAATCGGTTAGTTCTTTGGGATGGTAAAATGATTCACTCTGCTACGATGTATGGTGAATTTCCTAGATTAGTTCAACTATTCTTTTTTAATGTGAAAAAATAATGCTATATTTTTCTATAGTTACACCAACAAATAATACTCAATTTCTTGCTAGACTTGCTAGATCTATAGCAAAGCAAACATTTAAAGATTTTGAATGGGTTATTGTTCCAAATGGAAATGCTAATATTGATATTGAATCATTAGCTTTTAAACCAAGGATTGTTGATTCAAAAAAACCTGATTCAAAGTTAATTGGTTTGTTTAAAAAAGAAGGATGCATGGCATCCAAAGGAACTGTAGTAGTAGAAGTAGATCATGATGATGAATTAACAGAAGACTGTTTGCAAGAGTTATATAATACATTTAATTCAGATAAAACAATTGATTTTGCATATTCAAATTGTGCAGAGATAAATCCTGATGGTAAGCCATTTGTTTATTCTGATTATTTTGGGTGGAGAAATAGACCATTTAAATATCAAGGTAAAGATCTTTTAGAGCTTATATCCTTTGATTCAACTCCAGCATCATTTTCTAAAATTTGGTTTTCTCCAAATCATGTTCGTGCATGGAAAAAATCATTCTATGAAAAAATTGGTGGTCATGATGAAACAATGGAAGTTCTAGATGATCATGATATTCTCTGCAAAACATACATACAAGGCAATGTTAAGCATATAGATAAGTGTTTGTACATTTACTATAAGCATAAAAACAATACTTGTTATGGTGAAAAGAATGCTTTTATTCAAGAAGAAACATTAAACATTCATGATAAATATATTTATGCACTGGTTGAAAAATGGTGTGATCTTAATGGTTTGCTTAAGATAGACCTTTGTGGGGGCTTTAATTCTCCAGAAGGGTATAAGTCGGTAGACATGCAGAACGCAGAAATTATACATGATTTAAACGATCCTTGGCCCTTTAAGGATGGCGAAGTGGGTTTAATAAGGGCACATGATGCACTAGAACATTTAAAAGATCCAATTCATGTGATGAAAGAAGCTTATAGATGTCTTTGTCCAATGGGTTGGTTTTTAACTCAGACTCCATCCACAGATGGCAGGGGTGCTTTTCAAGATCCAACACATATAGCTTTTTGGAATAGTAATAGTTTTTGGTATTACACTAAAAGAGATCAGGCTAAATACATTGGAACACCAGTGAGATTTCAAGGTAATAGAATTAAAAACTTTTATCCAACTGAATGGCACAAGACACACAATATACTTTATGTAAAAGCAGATCTTATAAAACTTCCAAAACAAGATTCAAATATAAGAGTTCCAGGAGAAATCTCAATATGAATCATATATATCAACTTCCACAGTTTGGCGAAGATTGGTTTAATTATAAAAACTTTTATAAGTTAATGGTTGAAAAATTCCCTTCTGGAAGTAAGTTTTTAGAAGTTGGATCGTGGAAAGGAAAAAGTTCAGCTTATCTTGCTGTAGAGATTATAAATTCTGAAAAAAATATAAAATTAGATTGTATAGATACATGGATGGGAAGTAATGAAAGTGCACATATAAATGATTTATATGTAAAATCCAATTCTTTATATGAATTGTTTATTGAAAATACACATTCTTTGTCTTCTGTTATTAATCCAATTAGAATGGATTCTATTTCTGCATCAAAGAATTATGAAGATAAAACAATAGATTTTATATTTATAGACGCTAGTCATGATTATGAAAGTGTAAAAAAAGATATAAATGCATGGTTTCCAAAAGTAAAAGTTGGTGGGGTTATAGCTGGACATGATTATAGAAGTGGTTGGACAGGTGTAGACAAAGCAGTTGATGAGTTTTTTACTGGAAAAAAGATTTTAGCTAACGAAAGTTGTTGGGTTTACGAGAAGATTTAATGGACTTAGCATTATTGGTTCATGCTTGTGATAAACATTCTTTTGTTTTTGAAAGATTTTTTAAAGCATTTGATATTTTTAATTTAAATATACCATGTTATTTTTCAACGGAATCTACAGAAATAAAAAACAGTCGATTTGAAAATATAAATATAAATGAAAATATATGGTCATTAAGACTAAAAGAAGTTTTGCTTAAAATAAAAGAAAAAAACATAGTTCTTCTTCAAGAAGACTTTATAGTAAGTAGCTTTAATAAAAATTTGTTTTGTGATCTTTATAAATTTCACAATGATTATGGTTCAGACATTACTAAGACAGGATCGTTTAAAACTTTTTCGTTGCTAAAAACTTCTGTTGAAAATATATACGCACAAAAGTATGGCTATTATTTAATGAGTCATCAACCAGTAGCTATATTCAATAAAGAATTTTTAATATCAACCCTAAATGAAAAACAAGATGCTAGTGAACATGAAATGTATTGGTCTGAAAAAATAACAGATAAAAATGTTTTTTGTTATAGAAAAAATGAATTTGATCATCAAATGTTTAATTGTGTTTTTGGGTATAAGCATGTTATACAAAAAGGGAAATTAATAGGCTAACCATGCCATATCTTTTCTTCTGGACCAAGCAATCTAGCTAAAGTAAATAAAAAATCACTAAGTCTATTTATAAATACAACAATGTTTTTAAAGTCTTGATGTGCTTCCATAAGCCTTACTAGATCAATTTCAACCCTTCTACATACTGCTCTAGCCAAATGAATTTCACAATGATTAAATGGAATTATAAAATTCTTTAATGGCTTCAAACTTTTAGTCATCAAATCAATAATGTCTTCTGTTTTTTTAATGTGTTCTTCTTTTATTCTTTCTTTTCCAGTAGCTACTTCTGCACCAACTTCAAAAAGAAGATTCTGTATTTCTATTATAAATTCGTACACTTCATGGACTTTTAATTCTAAAATATACTTTTGATTAACAAATCCAATCCAAGCATTAAGTTCGTCAATGCTGCCAAGAAGTTGTATATTCGGATTGGTTTTAGGAACTCTACCTGCCTTTGGCAAAAGTGTAGTTCCATCATCTCCAGTTTTTGTATATATTTTCATTTTAATTTCTTGAATATTTTGGTTGTTAAAGCGAATACTATTATATATTACTAAACCATAAGGAGGAATCAATATGAAAATAATAATTAGAAATATCTCAGGAGAATTTTTTTGTAGACGACCAGAAGTTGGACTAACAAAGCTGAAGAAAGATGCGTATGTTTTTGATTGTTATAATGAAGAACATGCAAACTTAGTACTAGAAAAAACAAAACAATTTATTTCAAACAGCGATTTAAATTTAGAAGTTATTGAAACAACACAAATAAATCTAAATGTAGAATAGGAACAACATGAAAATTAAAAAGAACAGACAAAAAAAAGCTAGAAGAATAATGATATTGGCATCCATTAGAATGTCAAAAAGTGTTGGTGTAAAATTTAATAGGATTTGTATGGAAGAAATAAGGGATATATATATGGATATGTTTGGCGTAGATAGTTTAACTAGAAGGTTTGATATTGCCAGTATTGTCGCTTGATTTTTCTTTTTGAAATCCGTAAGGACAATGCTTACACGATTTTTTACAACAACGACCTCTTTTTCTTAAAAAAGATTCTGTTAAAACAACCTGTTTATTTTCGTCTATGTAATAATCTATATCTTTTATCATTTTTTAGGTGACTTTGTTTTTATTCCAACTTCCTTGTATGCACTACGCATTTTAGGATTATCATCTATAGCAAACAACACATTTTCTTTTATGCTTTCAGCATGTCTTTTTTTAGACTCGTTTTGATCTTTAGGACCACCACCTATATTATTCATCATAAGTCTATTGTATTTAACTCCAGCTTTCTTTAAAGACTTTACAGTCTCATCTCTGTCAGATTCTGGCCTACCAGTTATAATATAAATCTTATTTTGTTTTGACAATTCATTAACATAATCAACCATTTTTTTAATTGGGTATATACCATTACGCAAAATAGTGTTATCTATATCGACAATCACTACACTTGCATTAGATAGATAAAAATTTATGTCTTCTGCAATATTCATATTAATCTCCATAGATAAATATACACCAGCATATATACTGTATTAGTGTATGTGTATTTTAAAAGCTCATCAAAACATTGTGGTATTTTAAATGATTAAAACATATCATGTAAAAATAACAATTCTTAAAAATAAAAATAAATATAAAGCTAAAATTTCAAAAGATGGTTGCATATCAATAATTCTTTGTGCCTCATCTGACAAACAAGCAATTGAATTATTAGAAAAGGTTGTCTGTATAGGCGACAAAAGAAAGATCAAGAATAGTAAGAAAGTTAAGGATTTCGTATTGCAAAATGGCAATGGTAGTTATATGTTTGCATTGCGTATGGAGAATGTAGACAGCTATATAACAAGCTTATGATCATAAGTAACTGCGTTATCAAATTCAATAACGGTTCTTTCGCAGTTCTTTCCCCGAAGTAATCATAACACCAGGGTATGGACCCAAAGACTGCCATAGAGTAGCCAAACTCTTAACAGGTGGCACGAAAAGTTTAATTAAGAATCAACACTAGGAACGGAGTGACCCCTTCTCCACCTAGACCTGATAGAGCAAAGCACAAAATTCTTAATTAATGTCTTGTTTG